GGATCCGCGCCTGTCTGGTTTCCTGTCGTCTCCTGAAGTGATCGGGAAAGTTGGCGGCATGGCGGCGCTGACACTGTGGGTTAAACACCACCGTGCCTGCGAGTGCCCGGACTACAACGGCGAATACCATCACCACGAACTGGTGCAGGTTCCGCGCGGGCGTGGCGTGGTCTGCCTGTGCTGGGCGCATGACAACGAGTTTCGGGAAAAAGAATCGCTAAAACTGGATGCTATCGCGCTGGCGAACGCCGCCGAATTTGTGACTGAGGCAATCCGGTACCGGTATGGTCTGCCGGACGGGCGTCACCTTACGTTGCCGGAGCTGTGCTGGTGGGCAGTTTCGAAAGGGCTGGTTCACCTGCTGCCGGAAGAAGTGGTCTGCGCGGCACTGGGAATGAAATACAACCCGCCCGGTGGCCAGCGTAAAGAGGCTGACGTCAACCCGTGGGAGAAGCAACCACTTGAAGAACTGGCGAACAATGTCAAACCGGTACTGGCGCTGGCAATCGATCCGGAGACGCCAGAGTCTTATGCCCTGATCCCGAAGCGCCGCCGGTATGAGAACTCGAAATACACTCAATGGGTAAAGCGCCAGCCATGTTGCGGCTGTGGTAACGGGTCCGATGATCCGCACCACATCACCGGCAATGGATTTGGTGGAATGGCAACAAAAGCGCATGACTTGTTCGTGATCCCGCTGTGCAGATGGTGTCACGACTCACTTCATGCGGATACCCAGGCTTGGGAATCAGAACACGGTACTCAGGAATTTTTGGTTCTTAAGACATTAGACCGTGCGCTGGCGATGGGTGTTATCGCTACCGGCAAAGCAAAGTAAGAGTGTGGAGAGAATAATGCGTGATATTCAACTGGTACTGGCTCGTTATGGCGTTTGGGCTCGCGATAATTCCGGCGTGAGCTGGTCACCGATTGCAGCGGGCTTCAAAGGCTTGCTGCCGACTGAATCCAGCAAGGTCGAATCCTGCTGTGATGATGATGGCCTGATTGTGGATGCCGCAGTTGGCCGCCTGGCCGCCGTCCGTAAACCGGAGGAGGTGACGCTCATCATGCTGCATTACCGCTTTGGCCTGTCGAAACGGAGAATAGCGAAGATGTATAAAGTGAGTGAAGGCTTGATCCGCCAGCAGTTGCAGGTAGCGGAAGGATTCGTTGATGGTTGCCTGGCGATGACTGGCGCCGTATTGGAGATGGATGCCTACACTCAAAAAAGTCGAGTGGCTAAAGTCGCTTAAAAAGTTCTAATGCGCTACGCAAAAACTCTTGTAAGCTATTAAGTGTGCATATTACGTAACTTAAGCAGAAGGAGATGTTAAATGTTTACCTCCTGCTTAAGCCATCGTTTTATTCTGTAGTATGGGGTATCGCGGTTACGGATGCTGTAACCCCAGCACTTACGTTAACTTCGGGTATCTCTGCGATTAATGGAATTCCACTCATCATCTTTTGCACAATATCATTTGATGGAAACTGAATCCCTAGCTCAGATGTGTTTGGATTTGCTCTATATTTCTCAACTAAAGATTCATTGTTCCATTTTTTTGAAAGATAAATAATTCCTTCAAAAGCGGCAGGGTCCTGTTTTTGTGACTCTAAAATCATATGAAATCCACGACGCTCAATGCCTTTTAAGAAACTGGAAAAACACTCTCGCAATAAGCTGTCATCAAGATCCTTAAACTTTATGCCCTGTGCTAAAAACTCAAAGTAGTTCAGAACATAAAGTAACCCATTTATAGCGTCCTTATAGTCATCCGGCACTTTTGCATCTTTATATTCTTCTTTATCAGGATTGCAACGCCATTCTGAAAGCTCCGCGGGAACGTATCTCATACCTCGATAGATTCTCGTGCTAGCGCGAAGTTGAGACTGATACTCAGGGCTGGTTCGTGAGTTAATGATCATGCTTAAAGTATGAGAGCGGCGTGCATTTGCAGCGGAAGTAATACATTGTATCCACCAGCCCATTCCGACTAGCAGGCCTGTGACCATCACAGACAAAGATGTTTGATATTCGGGTTTGTATCTTAGAATTGCATAAGCTGCCAGGACTATTGCAAAAAAAACAGCACTGAACATTGGCAAAAACTCAGAAGTGTCGGGGTATTTTTTTGCTATAAAGCGGTAAATAAGATGTATTGAAGACGCGGCCCCGAAAATCACAATCAGCCAATCAATGATTGCGATATCAAATGGTAAAGTGCCAGGATAGGCCCAAGTAAAGAGGGCACGGATTGTGCACGCGGCAACGAACAGGGCGATAAATACGCCGATAAAAACTTTTGACACTTTACATCCTCCTTATGTCAAAAAGGCTTCCACAAGGAAGCCTTTCATTGAGCAAATTTTTTGTTTCTATTAGCCTTCGCCGAAACCTACTTTAAAGCAGAGGTTGTTAGTAGCCATGTAATTTCTCCAGTTGTAATCCATCAGTGGGTGTTTGGTGTGGTGGTACTCATTGTGTTGTGAAAAATATTTTCAAACCTATGAAGTAAGGATAGCAAGTTCCAATAACAACGATCAAGAAAAGATGTGTGTGCGTGGCAATACAAATAAAATTAAATTCCATATAAATCAAATATATAACTCATGTCAACAAAAATATTTATAAAAAACGATTGAGTTAATTTTTTTATTATATATCAGTGGGTTATTTTTATGGCCGACGGAGCGCAGGGATACATATGTATCCTGGATAGTGTCTTTTCAAGCGGACAGTTTGTAAAACAGATATACAGATGTAACCGATAGGCCGCCTAAGCGGCTTTTTTATGCCCTCAATTCGGTTATGAGGACACCTACAACGATAAGGGGTTTATCAATGTCCAAGCCGATATCAGCTACGGCGACTGTGATAACCGTTTAAGAATGCCCAGTTGGTTTAGTCTTTTCGGCACATATGATACGTTTATACCGTTGCGGTGAATCCTACCTATGCGGTAGGGCTAATAAGCTATGCCCTCGTAGTGAAGACAGCGAACCACGGTTAGCTTACCAACGGTTCACCGGGAGGCACCCGGCACCGCAACGTTAAAAGAACAAAGCTTTTCAGCCTGCGAAGAAGGGATAACCTGGAGTGGCTGGAAAGTGCATTCGCATGAGTTCTATGATGATGTTTTTGACGCGCGCGAGGTGATTTCTTCATCTCAGTGCTCAGCAGAATGTTAAAGAGAACCCGCCTTGAGCGGGTTTTTGCATTTCTGAAGCTGCCAATTAGGCGGCTTTTTCTCGTTTTGGCGGCCAGTCAATCAGCTAACCATTCATCCTTTCGCAAAAGGACTGTGCCGCTAAATTACCCTCGACTACGCACCCAACCGGATGACCGGAGGGGGAGACTATGAAAATGGACCAAAGCTCAGGAAACATCGTCACGCAGTTCTTTGCGTGGTTCGCTGCGATAGCGGCCGCCTGCGGTTTCACCACTCAAGACATGGTTTACATGCTGTTTGGCCTAATCGGCGTGATTATTTCCTTTGCGTCGTATGTCAGTGGTCGCCTGGACGCCCGCAAGGCACGAAAAGAAAATGAGAAGCGCACCAAAATTGTCAGTGACTATCTTGACGACGCGCGGGCTAAACCAGCTCACGAAAAGCCAGCCGCCGCGAAGGTGATCAGCGAAGCACTTTCAAAAGCGGAAGGCTGATATGGCAAATATTAGAACCAAACTCAGTGCGACAATGCTGGCGCTGATAGCTGCTGGCGCTTCAGCACCGGTAATGATGGCTCAGTTTCAAAGTGAGAAAGAAGGTACGAGCCTTACTGCCTACGCAGACCGCGGCGGGGTTTGGACAATCTGTGGCGGCGTCACCCGTGTTTACGGCAGGCAAGTTGTAAAAGGTCTGAAGTTAACCCGGACACAGTGTGACACCATCGACAAAGTAGAGCAGGCCAAAGCGTTGGCGTGGGTTGATAAAAATATTCACATACCGCTGACCGAGCCCCAGAAAGTCGGTATTGCGTCGTTTTGTCCGTGGAACATCGGCCCTGGCAAATGCTTCCCTTCAACGTTCTACCGAAAAATTAACGCTGGTGATCGCCGTGGTGCATGCGCAGAGATTAAACGCTGGATCTGGGACGGTGGGAAAGATTGCCGAATTCGGGCGAACAACTGCGCCGGACAGGTCATCAGACGTGATCAGGAAAGCGAGCTGACGTGCTGGGGGCTGGATGAATAACAATTTATCGATGGTGTTGGTCTTCGTGGCTGGCGTTGCTCTTACCTGGTGGGTTGAAGGGCTACGCTGGGACGCCGACGTTTCCAAACGGAATGAATCCCACACCGCAGAACTAAAGAAACAAAGCGATCAGGCAGTGATTGACCTGACCAATCAGAAGAAGCGCACAGAAGCAGCGCTGGCGGCTTTCGAGGCGCTGGACGCGAAGCACACGAAGGAAATGGCAGATGAACTGGCTAAGAATGAGAAGTTGCGCGCTGATGTTGCTGCTGGTACTCGCCGGGTGCGAATCGCCGCGGCAAACCTTGCCACCAGTCAGCTCATCAGGAACAGCACTTCCGGCACCAGCAGCATGGGCGATACAGTACAAATCGACCTCACTCCTGCAGG